GGAGGCCGAACGCGGCGGCGGCGTTCGTCGCGATCGAGCGCGGGAGACGTTCCTCATGGTTACCGGCGATCCACACGATGCGGCAGTCCGGTCCGACAGCGTCCCGGAGACGGGCGGCGAAGACGGTCGCCCAGTCGATAGTCGCCTGCGTCGTCCGTTGATACGGAGCAGTGGTCAGGTACTTGCCGAACTCCGGGAGATCAAGGTTGTCGCCTACCAGCACCACGACGTCCGGTCGGGCGTCGCGGGTGATTGCGAGCGCGGTCTCGATCGCGGTCTCGTCATGGGTTGCTTCGAGGCTGTCGTCGGCGAGCCGAAAGTAACCGGCCTGAATGTCCGGCAGGACAACCGCCGTCGACCAGTCCGACTTCTTCTCGGCGCGTGGTTTCCGTGTCGGCAGTTTGACCGATGGTCCCGGCTGGATCACCGGCCACTCCGGTCCGGTCTCCCACTTCGGTGAGAGTTGGACCGCGGTCAGGTCGTGAATCTCTGCTTCGCCGTCCTCATTCTTCGTCAGCGACTGATACAGCGAGACGCGCTTGACCTGCCCCACCTCGTCGAGGTCGATCCCATTGCGCTCGAGCAGGTCGGCGATCTTGCCGAGCGCTTCGCGGCGTGCGCCGGGCGTACGGGTCGCTTCGTCAACGATTCGGTCGGCGAGACTCATTCGTCATCCTCTGGCGGTTTCGGGATACACGACACACAACAGACCAGCCCTCCGTCGGGAGTAGCGACGAGCATCCCGCGACGGATTGACCTGCCGCAGTCGCAAGTGAACCTCGCGCCGGACGAGCCAACGAACAACACTTTCGATGGTCCTGAAGACACGTTCGTTGTTCGAGTAGTCACCTTCCGCATCCGCATCTCCCGTACACATGAGTCTGAACGGTGTAGGCGGTCATCTTGTGGCCCTCGGCGTCGAGCGCTCGTTGGATGGCGGTCGCGGTGATTCCGGCTCGCGCCTGAGGATGGATGCCTTCGTCGTGCGCCGTTCGCACACTTTCGATTGCTCGCTGGAGCGCTTCGCTGTCACGATCAGGCAACGTGTCGAGCAGTCGCCCGATCACGCAACCTCTCGCGAACGGTTTCATCTCGGTCTCGAGTCTGTCTGCTAGCGCCATGTCTGTCCTCCCGTCTGCGAGCACGGTATCACACCCGCCGTGAAACCCGCATGAAACGTTGATCGAATCAAGTTGGATTGAGTGTTGACCTATCCGTCCGTAGACGGGATACTGGTGCTAGTGGGAAATACCAACAAACGAGAGGAGACCCACATGAGCACCAAGTCCATTCAGATCGGACCAGACTTCATCGGAGTTATGGTCAACGGCCAACGAGCCGGACACTTGATCCGGAGCGCTAACGGCTGGATCGCTCAAACGATTCCCGCCGACGTCGGCACGCCAGCAGTGAATCGCGAGTTTGTGTCCTCGGGACATGGGATTCGCTGGATCGCCGCTAAGACTCAGGAGGTGAAGTGATGAGCGTCCCGACCAGCAACGCGATGATCATCATTCTCCCTGACACCGAACTCGGCTGGGCTGTCCGAATCTACGACGACAGCCGCGCGCCGGGTGAACGGCTTGTCGGCCCGAAGATCGCCTACACCACCGAGCCTGCCGCGATCGAGTACGCCGCGATGTTCGGATATGAGGCGACGAGCGGGAAATACGCGGTCGACGACATCGGCACCTACGTCGCGATCGACCTCGTGGCGGTCGCGTCATGAGCGCCGCACGCTGGCAGGTCGGCGACGTCGTCCGCTACCGCGACATGGCGAACCCCGGCTGGACCCTCGTCGTCATCGGCGTGAGCGACAACCCGTGGAATCCTTACAAGTTGCGTGACGTCGAAGCGCCGTATTCGATCGAATACACCGACGGTAGCCAGAGTGGGTGGGAGGTGATCTCTTCTACCGAGGTCACCTTCCGGAAGAACTCCGACAAGGTCGGGAACGTCTGGATCGGAGACGGATTGATCACCGAGAAGGAGGCGCACGAACTCGCCGCCGCCGCCATCCCGGACGACTGGGAGATTCACTCGACTGTCTACCACTACGCCTGCGCGTGGGTTGTGCTGGCGTGCCACAAGGAGGAGAACTGATGAGCGCTTACCGGCTTACGGAGGTCCGTTGCGACGGATGCGACGAGGCACACAGCGACTGGCATGTCTCGGCCCTGTCCATCCGACGGGACCTCGCTGACGGCGGTTGGAGGAGGATCGGGGTCGAGGACTATTGCCCTCGCTGTCTCGCCGACAAGAGGGCGGTGGCGTCATGAGCGGCGAACGTCTCCCCGAGTGGCGGTACGTCGTCCGACGGACAGTCGTCTCCGCGATCCTCGTCGGCCTCGCCGGTCTCGCGATCGTCGCCCTGCTCAACTGGGTCGGCGTCGACGCCTGCGCCGAGGACTTCATCTGCCTGCCGGAGACCCGCTGATGGCGTGGCACGGCTGTTTCCAATGCGCGATCCGGTACGTCAACTACGAAGGTCGGCTCTGTGACCTGTGCGCCGAGTCGTGGGGCGCGCGTTCAGTTGAGACGGTGAACTCCCGGAAGGGATACCAGTATCGACTGTTCGAGCGCGGACCGTGGCGGAAGTTTGAGAACGCACCGGAGGAATCCCCCGACTGGCAAGGGTTTCAGGACAGACCGGACGGACCACCAGTCTGGCCGCCGGTCGGACGCATCTACGTCGGCGACAAGCATCCGAAGAAGGGGCGCGAGCGTGATGAGTGACTGGCGACAGTATGCCGCGTGCCGCGGTGTCGAACCGACCATCTTCTTCCCGGAGACCACCTCCGGCGAACGTGCCGCGCTCGCCTACTGCGACCGTTGTCCGGTCCGGGCCGACTGCTTGGAGTTCGCGTTAGAAACCTCAGCGAACGTCGACCGGTTCGGAATCTACGGTGGCACGACACCGGGCGACCGTCGCCGACTGCGTCGCGGACATGACGCACCGAAACACGAACCGATCCCGATCCGGTGGAATCCGGAACTCACGAAGTATCAGGTGGTGCGATGAGTGACCCGTCCCTGTTCGATCAGCCACAGTTCGCTCCGATCCCGCGTGGAACTCCGGCACCTACGGTCGGCGACTCATTCGGGTTGGCGCGCCGGAGCGACCCGTCGACGTCGCATCGAGCCGCCGCGTCCCTGTCGCACGATCTCGACGAACGACACGCACAGATTCTCGCCTACCTGCGGCTGGCGGGTCCGTTGACCGACGACCAACTCGCCGACGCGCTGGTCCAGATGGGAATCTACGGACGGCACGAACAAGCGCGCCGCGCGATCCGCACCCTCCGCGAACAGCATGACCTGATTGTCGCGCACCTCGACGCTGACGGGAATCACGCCGAAGCGGTCAACACCTCGGGACGGTCGGCGCGACTGTGGACGGTACGCTGACTCAGACGAGCGCGTCGACCGGAAGGTCGGCCTCGACCCGTTTCGCGGTCCCGCCGATCGAGTAGCCACGCAACTCGCCGGTCTTGACGAGGTCCCACGCCCAGTCCTCCCACACGACACCGAGGAACGGTGTCTCCGCGGGGAACGTGAACTTGGAGACACCCTGCCCGGGGACAGTCAACTCGGCTTCAAGCGGAAACGGGAGCGTCATCATCTCGACCATCTCGCCCGCGGCCTTGTCGGAGTGCTGAAGGTAGATGGTGCGGTCGCCCTTGCGAACCCAGTCCCACATCGCCTTCTGGAGTGTCGCGGCGTCGGTGAACTCGCCGTGAGCGTCCTCGCGGTCCGGGACGTACGCCGGTCCGAGCGTGTACCGGTACTCCGCCGCCTTTGCGACGAGACCACCTTCGAGGTTGGACAGCATCGCAAGTTTCTCGTCGTTCGACAGGCTGTACGGTTCGGCGATCTCGAACACGACCTCGATCTCGTCGGAGATCAGATCGTGAACCGTCTTGATCGCGGCGGTCACGACCGGAACCCGGTGCGCGAGGTCATGCTGGTCGACCAACTCGGCGAGTGTCGACTTGGAGATCAGCGACTCGGAGAACGATTCGATCTGTGCGAGACGTTCAGCGGCGGCATCACGCGAGGCATAACACCCGAACGACCTGCCGGTCTCGGAGTAGACACAGAACTGGCCGTCCTCCACACGGACCTCGCGGCGAACCCGACGACGACCGCCATCACCGCCAGCACCTGCGCCATAGCCAGCGCGATCCATCCCGTCACCCGATGCCATCTCACCATCGTCGGCCTCCTCACCTCCGCCCTCCTGTGGCGGCATCATCGCAGTAGCGGCGCGATCCATCAGCGCGAGAATCTTCCCGGCGAGTTCCCGAGCATCCGGGAACATGACGAGACCGAGATACGCCTGCGACAGGCACGACACCGGGTTCGAGTAGCCCATGCCGTGACCCTTCGAGTAGTCGTCGCGCGCCTTGCCGAGCATGATCGACTGAAGTTCGTGGACCAGCGTCATCGTTTCGTTCGCCATCTCCTCAGCGCCCATCCGCACGAACGACTGGTAGGCGTCGAGCAGTTCGTCGAGCGGGTCGATCTGACCGTCGCCGTACTCGTCGTCGTCCTTCATTTCGTAGCCGTATCCGGCCTCGATCGTGTCGTCCTCATGCTCGGCAGTCATATCGAAAGCAGGGTAGCAGAGCGTGTCCCGACCAACGTCCGAGGTCCCTATCCGAAATATTTCCGAGTAGGTGTTGACATTGGTGTTCGGTCGGAGTAAGGTCTTGGACGTGGGAGAGATCACCGAGCGAAAGGAGACCCACATGAGCGTTCCATCCATCACCTACGCGGAGGCGTGCTCGCACGCCGAGGCGAACTGGGCGGCGACCGACGGCATGGTCGCGGGCGGCGGCTACTACGTCGACTTCGAGGACGTCGGCGTCCGCCTCGCTCACATCCGAGTCACGGACTCCGGTGTCGCGCACCTCGTCCGCTGGGAGGAGGTGGCATCGTGAGCGTCACTCCTGCCATGCGAGTCGCGGCGAACGCGATCCATCGCCAGATGATTCGCGAGATCGGCTTCGCGATACTCGCGGGCGAGGACGCCTCGGCGATGATCGCCGAACGTCAGGCGCTCGCCGCGGCCCTGTACCGCGATTCCTTCCCCGACGCCTACGACCCCGCCGAGGTCGAGGCGGCTCGCGCGCTCATCATCGAGGTCGCGTCATGAGCGCCCGGAAGGTTCGCGCCACGGTTGACTTCCGCGCCGACGACACGTCCAGCAACCGCACGGTTTGGAAAGTCTGGAATGGCACGGTCGTCAGCAAGAACGGCAATCCCGTCCTCGACGATCAGACCGGCCACCCGGCCCGGTACACCTGCCTCATCACGGTCGACCCGCGACCCACAGTCCCGTTGTATTTCCTGATGACACAGAGTGAGTCGAAGTCGTCGCGTCGCTACCGGTACGGCACCTTCGCCGAGATGGTCGACGCCGCCGAGAAGTGGGCGGCTCGCAAGTTCTACTCCGAGCCGGAGGTGATGTCGTGAACGCGCTGATGTCGGAGGCGCGCACCATCGAACGCCTGATGGTCGCGCTACTCCACGAGGAGGACGACATTCAGGCGCGTCAGGCGCGATCCATCGCCGAACTCGACGTCGCCGCCGACGACCTGCTTCGCGTCCGGAGCCGATACCAGTCGCTCCGGTCACGCCTCCACGAGATCGAGGCAGAACTCTCGGACTGATCTTCTCCTTCCCCTCTCGGATCAGTCACGAGACAGACGAGACCGTCGGCCCTTCCCCCCGGGTCGGCGGTCTCGACGCATCTAGTCGCGGGTCGACAGCGGATGACCTTTCGGGAGGAGGTCCCGGTCGAACGCGGCACGCGGGAACCTGCCGGTCCGGACCGCAGTCAGGAAGGCGTTCACTCGTCCCAGTCCCCATTGGTCCGCTGACGTGACGGTCGGTCGGACCGAGCCGGGATTCGTCCGGTATGCGCCGACGCCACGCTCGAACACGGCTGACAGCATCGCGACGGTGACACGTTTCCCCTCGCCCTTGTGTTTCGAGTTGTGCTCCTCGACCTTGTTCTCCAGCGTCTGACGGATGCGAGCAGACACCTGTTTCCGGATTCGGTCGGCGATCGACCCGACGACACGAACCTCGGACACGTTCCGCACGACACGCCGGTCGGTCTCAACGAACTCGTCGCCCTGTCGGGCGTACACGTCGATCACGACAGCGGGATCTGCGGTGGAGGCGTCACGGTTCTCGCCGCCGATCTCGACGGTCCCGGTGCGCGAGATGCGCGACACGATCCCGGTCGCATACTCGGTCGGGTCCGGAGGTTTCGGCACCGGATACTGGACGGTGGTGCCGACACGCACCGAGCCGGGTGCCGCGGCTTCAAGTTCTCCCTCACGGATCAGGCGGTCGCGGGTCCGTTCAGCCCACTCGCGAGCACGGTCCCGGTTGCCGCGACCGATGTCCCCTCCCCACAACAGCCACGCGACCTGTCCCGGTGTCGGGCGTTCGGAGTCGCCATCGAGGTAATCGTCGGCGCGCGGCGACTTCAGGTCGGAGTCATGTCGTGCGAGCCATGCCGCCATGCGACGCACCTTGTCCGCAGAGATGTCTCCTGACGCCATAGCGCGCGCCTCACGGATCGTGCGGGGTCGTAGCCCATCTCCGGCGTATTCCAGCAGGTCGAGTCCTCTGCGGGCGTTAGCGGAGACGTACGACGGGACAGCGACCACGACGCCACAGGCTAGCCGTCGGGAATCTCAGACGGTTCCCGGGATGTAGTCGTTCAGGTCGGGTATCTCGCCGGGAATCTCTACTGTTCTCCCTCGACGTTCGATGTCACGCATCTGTTCCGCGATGCGGTTCCACTTGCGGCGATGCTCATCGGTTTGCGGTATCCGCGATCGTGGGTCTCCCCACGGGATACCGGTCCCGATCTCGACCATCATCCGTTCCAGTTCGTCGGACGTAATCAACAGTCACCTCCTCTCGGTGTCATCCTATCATCCGCGGCGGCGGATACGGTGCTCAGCGTTGGGTGCGTCGGATTCGGTTCACCAGCCGACGTCGACCCTGATCGGTGTCGGGGTACTCGCCGAGGTCGGCGAGATCACGTTCCGTTTCGGACACGCGGACCGCGAGCGACGGCAGGACACGATCGAGTTGACGTCGCACCTCGGACGGGTCGACGGGACGCGGTTCAGCCATCGTGGAAGTCTACAGCCACGGGATCGTCGCGTACTCGGCGACATCCATCTCGGCGACACGAGCAACCTGAATGATCGTCGAATACAGCGCCTCGTAATCCTGTCCGTCGTCGAGGACACGCGGCACGAGTTCGTCGAGACGTTCTAGTTCGCGGGTCGTCAGCGTTTCGTTTCGGAGCCGGGATTCGAGATCGCGGACCTCGTCCTCCCACGACTGGAACGACATGCGCCACGGTGCCGGTCCGCGCGCCGGACGCACCGCGGCACCGAGCGCCGAGTACGCCTCATCTGCGGCGGCTCCCAGTTGGGTGCGGGCGATCATCGCGGCGGTCTCGAACTCGTCTCCCGCCATGATGACGTTCACGTCCCAGCCCTCCTGTCGGAGATCGGGAAGCAGACGGTTGTAGTCCGGGGTGCCGCCATACCGGTCAAAGTTGCGGGGACGTCTCCCTCGACGCGCCTGATTCAGCAGGTCGTATTCGCGGGTCAACCGGAGCCAATGTTCTTCGAGCGCCTGTCCGGGCAGTCCACGGGTCTCTAAACCGAACTGGGTGGCGTACGCCTCGTCGAACTCGTCGATTGAGGCGGCGGTCCGGCGAAGCCATCCGGACTGTCGGAGACGTTGCTGTTCGCGGCGCGACAGATTCCGGAACCAGTCGAGGTAGACGCGGGCCTCGGCGGGAACGTCCCTCGGATCGGGGATGCTGGTGCTTCCGAGACCGGGCGCGTCGAGTTGAGCGAACACCTCGTCGAGTCGTCTCGCCGCCTCAGCGCGCGCACGTTCCTTCAGTTTCGGGACGTCGTCGAGGAACATGATTGCTTCGTCGACGGTCACGTCGTATTGGGCGGCGAACTCCTCGGCGCGTCTCCGCTGGTCGGCGAGTATCTGTTCACGGGTGCGGCGGGCGCGGCGTGCCGCCGGGGTCGACGGTGGCGGGATGTTCGCGCGTGGCGGAACGTAATCCGGGTTCTTGCGGAGGAACGCCTCCCAGCGTGCCGGGTTCAGGATGCGTTCGACACCGCCGATCTTCTCGTAGATCAACTCGGGCGGTGTGCCGGTGTTGTCCCACAGGCGCACCTCGTCGAACAGATCACGCTTGATTGCCTCCGGGAGCACCCGTGACACCGATTCGTGGGTGCCGCGGATCACGTCCTCCGGGACCTCACGACCGGTGCGTTTCGCTCGGGACGCGGCACGGGCCAGCGCGTCGTCGATGTCGATCGTGACGTATTCGGCGGTCACCCGTTTCGCACCCTGCTCGCGGGCTTTCGCAACTTTCGATGCGAGTTTCTCGATTGACGAGTCACCGGTGCCGTCCAACACGGTGTCGAACCCTCGGTCCAGCGACTCGGCGAGCGCCTGTGCCGCCATGTCCGACGACTCCTCGTGAACGAACGCGGCGGCGATCGGGTCGTCGTCAGCGACAAGTTTCCGGTATTCCGGGATCACTTCTTTCGCCTTATCCGAATCGACTTTGATGGTGCCGTCACGGAACCGGACGACACCGCCCTTACTGGGATCGGTGATCGTCCCTTTGCCTGCGCCGGAGCCGCCACCGAGGAACGTCATCGTCGGCTCATCGGACGCTTGACCTGCGGACAGGATGTCGTCGAGCCACGGACGGTGAACCGATTCGGTGCGTGCGGCGGTGTAGCGACGCTGTCCACCGACGAACTCGGTGAACACGCCCTGAGTGTCGTTCGTGCCGTACACGATGTCGTCGACGGTGGACGGTGGAGTGGCGAGCGCCCGACGGGAACCGGGAATGTAATCGGGGTCCTTGCGGAGGAACGCCTCGAACCGTTCCGGATTCAGGACACGTTCCACGCCGTCGATCCGCTCATAGATCAGTTCCGGTCTGTCACCCATGTTGTCCCACAGACGCAGTTCGTCGAACGTGTCGGCGTCCGCGAGTTTCGGGAAGATCTTCGACACAGCCTCATGGGTACCGTGGATCACGTCCTCGGGAACCTCGCGTCCGGTGTTCGCGGCGCGTTGAGCGGCGCGGCGTAACGCCTCGTCGGTGTCGATCGTCACGTATTCGGCGACGACACGTTGACCGCCCTGCTGGCGGGCGCGCGCAACCTTTCCGGCCATCTTCTCGAACGTCGAGTCGCCGGTCCCGTCGAGCACGGTGTCGAACCCGCTGTCGATTGACTCCGCCATCAGGCGTTGAGCCATGTCAGATGATTCCTCGTGGACGAACGCCGCCGCCTTGTTATCTCCGGCGTCGACCATCTCCCGATACTCGGGGATCGCTTTCTTTGCCTCGTCAGAGTCGACGATCGTTGTGCCACGTCGGAACGTGACGTCACCGGACCGCTGAATCGAACCCTTTCCGGCACCGGAGCCGCCACCCATAAACGTCACCCGGGTGTCGCCGTGAACGACACCGTCCTCCAACGACTCACGGACCCACGGGTCGTGAACCTGTCGGATACGGTCCGGCTTGTATGCGGTCCGTCCGTTGCGGGTCGTTGTGTGAATCCGTTGGGTGTCGGTGACCGGTGTGTCGAACTTACGTCCCTGATCGGATACGTCGCGACCTCCGACCCGGTACGGGTCACCGGGGACACCGGTGCCTAGCGCCTGCGGCGGGTCATACAGGTCGACGTCGGTGCGGGTTTGGAGGGTACAGCGACAGTTTGGATGTCCGGGAGGTGCCTGAACCTGCGAGCCGTTCGGCAGGGTGAACGGGTCCGCGATCTTCGCCTCGACGCCGGACATCGCGACACAGATCGGGCAGACGTCGAATGGTCCGGTGGACCACACCTTGCGGGAGTGTTCGCGGGACATCAGTCCGTCGTCGATCGCCTGCTGGTACGACAGGAGGCGCGCTTCGTTGTGCGCCATCATGCGTTCCGTGCGGGCGATCGTGCGGGAGCGGGCGCGTCGAAGTTTCGTCGAGTATTTGTCGCCCTCCTTCCGCATCCGTTCCAACGCTTTCGGACCGGTGACGCCACGATCGGCGAGGTCCTCGGCGACGTCAGCGACCCGGTTCATCACCGCCCGCTCATACCGTTCCGTCAGTCCGTTCAGGTTGCCGCCGATCGACTCGGCGAACTCGCGTGCCGTCGGGGACGGGGTGACGGTTTGGAGTTGCCGGAAGATCGACGACGCCGCCGATTGTGGGGTTCGGCCCTCGGTGAACGACTGTTCGACGAGCCGACGAAACATGGCCTGCTCCGATTGAGCCATGTTCGTGATGAGGCGACCGGCTTCGTTTCTGGCCCATGTCGTCGCCCTCGGATCGGTCGCGTTGAAGCGGAACCGGAGCGCCACCTCGGACGGTGACGGTGTTTCAGCCTTGCCGACCTGCCGGTATTGGCGGGACAGTTCACGTCCGAGGTCGATCGCGGACGTTTCGCCGGACGACACGAACGATTCCAGCAGGACCGTCTCTATGGCCGCTGAAGCGGCGGTGAGGTATCCGAGGACCGTCCGGGCGTATCCGGCGGTGTCGGCTGTCTCAACGGCGTTGAGGAGGGTCTCGCGGGGAATGGTGGCGTAGGCGTCCTCGATGGTGTCGGCGATCGCCTCCTCCTGCCGTGACAGGGTGTCGGTGCCGGGTTCCCGAAACTGTGGGCGTCCGACGGTGCGTCGTTTCGTGATCGGGATTCGTCCGCCGCCGCGAACCGGGTCGGCTTGTCGGCGGAGCGCCCGGATCGAGCCGGGCATCGGTCAGACCGCCTCGGCCTCGCCGACAGGGAGACCGGCGATTGACCGGAGGTAGCCTTCGAGGTTCTCGTCGGGGAACAGCGGCGCACCGGCCTGCGCGAGCGACGTGACGAACGAACCGATCGCGCCGAGGTCGACGGACTTCGGGGTGGACCATGTCAACGACGGCGACAACGCCTCGTCGACACCGTTGAGGCGCATCAGGCGCGGGATCGCGTGCTGATTCATCACCTCGGCGATCTCGGACAGGAACGCATCCAACGACCGGACGAACAGATCGACCTTCGACACCGACAGCGCCTGCGTGCCGACGGCCTCGTGGCCGAGGAGCAGGAAGTCGGCGAGGACCGTCATCGCGATCCGCTGGTCGTACCGTCCGATGATCGCGTCGGTGTCGAACTGGCGGCGTCCACCGGTCGACAGGAGTTTCAGGTCGTACGCCGGGTTCCCGGTCTCCGGGTCGTAGGCGAGCGGGAACACGATGCCCTCCTGCTCGTCACGTTTCACGTTACGGACGATCTGTTTGATCGCGTCGAGCGCGGCCCGTTCCTCGGCGGTCGCGGCGTTCGACAACAGTTGCGGCGGGACGAGCGCGACGGGGAGACCGGCGAGGTCGCGTTCGATTCCGATCGCCTCGATCTCTTGGATGCGACGCTTGTAGTACCACGGGATGAAGGCGTTCCGCAGAATGGAACGGCCTTGCGGGTTGTTGAGTTTCGAGGTGGTGCGGAACAGCAGGCATTTCTCGATAGGCAGGAACGTCACACCCTTCTTCGGGGAGTTCGGGTCCATCTGATACGCGCCACGGATGCCGCCGTTCGCGTCGAGTTCCCACCGGTCGATCGTTTCCTGTGACCGGGTCGGGAGTTTCCGCCACGCGATACGACCGTCCGAATATTTGGAGCGGGTCCGCGGGTCCTTCGTGAACCCCTGTCGCCGCTTGTAGACGATCTCATGATACGAGTACCCGTAGACGAGGAACCCGAGGATCGCGGCGAGCGTGTCCGCCCACGACGTACTCATGTCCGTCAGGCACGACGACACGAACTCGGCCTCAGCGACAGCGCGTTCGTCGTCATCGTCGGCGGGTTCCACCGACCAGTCGACCGCGCGGATCAGCATCTCGATTGCGTGGAGCATCGCGCCGACTACGGGATCGTTGTCAGCCATCTCCCGGTAGTTGGCGTAAGCCTGCTTACCTCGGAGTTGCCGTAGGAAGTCCTGCTGAATCTCGCCGCCGAACTGGTGGAGACCGGACGAGCCGATCTCCATAAAGTCAGTTGACGTTGGGCGAGCCTTGCTCAGCGGGTCAGTCGGCACGGTGTCCACAGGGCGACAGAGTAGCGCATCTTCAACCGGTCTGAACGTCGGTCAGTACGGGCCGTCGCAACATGAGTCGCGTGCTCCGCATCGGGTACAGCGGTAGTGGGCGTGCTCGGGTCGCATCGGTCCGCCGCACCAGCCGCACACGGTCGACAGGTCACAGGTCGGAGGCGGCGTGGCGTTCACCGTCTCAGGATGCCACACGACCCGCCCCGGGGAGCCATGACTCTCCTGCCGGGACGGGCCTGCTGTGTGTCGACCGTCAGCGTATCAGTCGATCGTCGGGACGCGCACCACCCGACCGGCGTCCGTGAAACACAGGATCACCTCGGGCATCAGCGCGACGTGTTTCTCGACGCGGGTCCGGTTGTCGGCGGCGAGCCGATAGAACCGGAGGGTCGCTCCGCCGCGTCCGAGCATCAGGGTCAGGTGGTCGATTCGCCATGCCCAGCGTCGAGGTGCCGGGTACAGGTGGATGTCGCTGTCGCGGTTGCCGCGGATCAGGGCGTCGAGTTCGTCGACGGTGATGTCGTCGGCGCGGTCGGCGGCGTCGGCGTAGGTGGTCGGCGCGTAGAACCCGGTCATGCGGCACCCACCAGCACGACCTCAGCCGCCGACTCGAACGTCGACAACGCCTCGACCATCGCCTCGGTCGCGCGAGCCATCGCCCGTTCGACTTGCCTTCTAACCCATCTGCTCATCGTGGTCTCCCTTCTCTCTCCCACGGAAAAGATCTTACGCCGTCCCAACCGATAGCGCAACCGCTAACCGGAATATTTCCGAATAGGTGTTGACGTTGGGGTCGGACTCCGGTAAGTTTGTCCTCGTGGGAGATACAACGAACCGAGAGGAGAACCCCATGACCACAGTCATCACGCGCCGATACACGCCCGCCGGACTGTCCGCCGTTCGCGGCAAAGTCAACGCCCTGCTCCGCAAGGCGCACAAGAAGGGCTGGAACGCCGACATCACGATCGAGGCGGGGGAGCCGTTCCTCCACACGATCGACGACGAGGTGCGCGGCAAGTTCACCGTCTACTACGTCGACGCGACGATCACGTTCACCGGACACTTCGCGTTCGAGGGTGACTGGGCGCTCGTCGCCGTGGCCGACGCCCGCGCCACCGACGAGCCGCTGATCTTCCTGCTCGACGAGGAGTTCGAGATCGGCGACGTCGACCTGAAGCGTTGCGATCATTGCGGACGTCGCGCCGCCCGGAAGCGGGCCTACTTCATCCGGTCCGCCGCGGGCGAGGTCAAGCAGGTCGGCGGGTCATGCGCTCACGAGTTCCTCGGCGTGAACCTGTTCTCCGCTGTGAACCTTCACGAGGCGGTCGAGGTGGACCCCGACGAGGAGTTGTCGACGAACTACCGCACCGAGTTCGACACGGGCATCGTTCTCGACGCCGCGATCCGCGCCTACACCGCGTTCGGTTACGCGAAGCGTGACGCCGAGCACGCGCTCCCCACGAAGGAGATCGTGACCGCGATGCTGACCGGCTGGTTCTGGGACGGTGAGAAGTTCGCCGAGTACCGGACCGCGCTCGCCAACTCCGCGGAGCCGCGCATCACCCGCGAGGAACTCCGCGAGTGGATGCTCGAACAGACCGGGTCGTTCGGTCACAACCTCGCGGTCATCGCCCGCTCCGAGAACATCAAGAAGGACGCGCTCGGCATCGCCGCTTACGCGCCCGCCGGGTTCGACGACTGGCGCGGCAAGATGGCCGAAGCCGCGAAGCGTCGCGAGGAGGAGGAGGCGCGCCGCGCCAACGCCGAGTCGGTTCCCGTCGGCAGGGTCACGGTCGAGGGAACGGTCCAGACGGTCCGGTTCTTCGAGAACGACTACGGGTGCGGGTACAAGATGCGGGTCGTGACCGACGCAGGTTGGGCGGTGTGGGGAACGGTCCCCCGCGGCCTGAGCGACGTGGAGGTCGACGACCGGGTCCGGTTCGACGCTGAGATCACGCCCTCCGAGGATGACCGGTCGTTCGGATTCTTCAAGCGTCCGACAAAGGCGGAGTTCGCGTCGTGAGAGTCGAGGCGATGATGGTGCTCCCCGGGGACTGCGTGATGCTGTCCACCGGGGACGCTGACACACTCCGCCCGGTGGTCGTGCGTGACGTTGTGTCAACTCGGGACGGTTGGGCGACGCTGACCGGCGACGACGACCTCGACGGGACCGCCGTCTCGGTGCGGGTCCCGAAACACCGTGAACTTGACGTGACGTGAACCGGTCAGATACGCCACGGTGAAACCTGTTCTAAGGACGCCGGAACGACGACCGGCGCCGACCGTGCGCGATCCACGATCAGGTCTGTTAGCGCCCAAACTAGGGCGTCTAGACGGTCAGGTGAGGTGCCGACGTCCGGCACCCACGAACACAACTGGTCCTCTAACTCCGGGAAGAACCCGACGTGATGGGCGCGCCGCTGTTCATACAGCGCGGCGACTGGTTCCGCGCGGGTTCGTTTCCCGCGGGACGCCCGCACCAGATGGACCGGGACACGTGGGTCGACCGCTTTCAGGACGTTCTCGACGAGATCTCCGCCTTGATTCGCCTCGGCGACGATCATGTCGGCGTTGTGCCGGTGGTATGCGGCGACGGATGCCGCCGCCCAGTCGTTCGGTGAGGCGCGCATCGTGCGGTCGTCGAGGATGTATGCCTCGCCGTTCGTGCCGACGCCAGCGACAACGATGCCGGTCTCGTCGGACTTCTCGCCGGAGGTGACCGCGGGGTCGATCGCGACGACGATCCGGCGGAGCGCCGGAGTGTCGGTGACACGGGTCTCGTCGATCACCGCCCGATCCCACAACGCACCTTCGACGTCGTCGAGAATCTGGGCCTCCAACTCCTGTCGTCCGAGCCGTGTCCCTTCATAGCGGCGACGCATCTCCGCGATGAAGTCCGGTGCGAGGTTCGCCGAGTTCTCATACGTCGAGCCGGTGGTGACGTGAACGGTGCCGTCCTCGGAGCGGGCCAGCCTGCGAATCAGGTCGGTCGGTCGCGGGGTGGTGGTCACGACGACACGGGGATGGTCGCCGAGGCGGAGACCGAGCATCAGTTGGTCCCATGCGTCCGAGTAACGCCACGCCGCCAACTCGTCAGCCCACGCAAGATCGTGGTTCGGTCCACGCAGACGGTCCGGTTCGTCCGCCGAGAACGCCGACGCGGTCGCGCCGTTGTGAAACGTGACGCGCCGTTTCGACGGCTCATATCGGGGACGTTGACCGGGAGGGAACACCGCCAACAGACCTGACTCGCCTTCGATCATCGTGTCGCGAACATCGGCGGCGGTCGCACCGACAAGCGCCACCCGACGGCATCGGCCCGCGTTCACCTGTTCCCGGACGAACTCGGCTCCGGTGCGGGTCTTGCCGAACCCTCGACCGGCGAGAATCAGCCACACCCGCCAATCGCCCGACGGGGTCGCCTGTTTCGGCCTGCGCCACACCGACCAGTCGAACATCGCCTCGAACCGTTCCGCCTCCGACAGCGTCCCGATCACCTCCGCAGAGAACCCGGGAGCCTGCCGATCCAACTCGGCGAGAATCTCCGCCATCGAACCCGACATCAGGCCTCCGGCAGTTCAGGCAACTCGACGCCGCGCTCCACAGCGAGCGCCCGAATCCGTTCGAGCAGTATCTGCCCGACATCCGTTCGGACCGGACCGCCGTCCTCGCCGCTGATCTCCACCTGCCGCGGGGCATCCAACCCGTACAACGCCGCGCGACGTTGAGAAACCTTGACCGCCGAGTTCACCAGCGACACGAACTCCGCGGTCGACTCCGGATTCGCAATGATCCGAGCGAACGTGTACCGCCACAGTTCCTCGGTACGTTCACCTTCGATCGTGCGGAGATCATCCACCGCCTCCCGTCCCCACCAACGAAGCGCCGCGTCGTACGCCTCCTTCGCACCCGAACGGGATGCGTAACCGACACGCTCGGCGATCTCATGGAACTTCAGTCCGGCGGTGCGGAGCCGGATCACCTCGCGGTAACGCTCGGCCTGTTCGGGGGTGAGCGCAGGTGTTTGTCCTCGTGCCATGTTCTGACCCTAGCGTTCAGAGTGTTCAGACTGTCCGTGTTTCAGGGTGGCGATCTGTTGTTCGTCGAGGAATCGCATACTGCGCGGTGGGGCGTCGACGAGTTTCAGTCCGGCGTACGGGTTGTCGGCGGGGAGTTCGAGGTCGTCGCGGCGGATGAGTGGGCGTTTCCGCCATTGGCTGTAGTCGACGTGATGGTGCCAGCGGTCCCAGCGTTTCACGAGCCGGGTCACGTCGGGGAATAGGTCGGCGAGCATCTTTGACTTGTCGTAGGTGCCGTCGAGGTACAGGGTGTCGGTGTTGCCGCCCTTCTGTAGTTGGGTGCCGTTCTTCTCGGTGAGGAAGGCGTTGAAGAGGACGGTGTTCCATCCGGCGGTCAGCATGTCGAGGGACAGGATGGTGTCCTCGTTGTAGCGGCCTCGCCAGCGGAATGGGACGTCGTTCCGGATCAGGTTACAGGAGTAGATTCGGGTGCCGACTTGGAATGGTGGTCGGGGTTCGCGGTGTTGAGCGAACGTGACGTAGTTCGGTCCGGCCATCGCGACGTTCGTGTAACGCAGGCAGAAGGTTTCCATCGCGTGAAACATGGTGCCGTCGGTGACTTCGCGTCGCTGGTTCTGGTGGAGACGCTTGAACGATCGGATGTTGTCGTCCATCACCCAATGCCACGGGTAGCCTTCCCTCATCGAGTGTTCCCATGCGAAGTTTCGGGCGGCTCCGGCTCCGACTCGTTTCTCGGTTCCGAGGTCGTCGCAGGTTTCGTAGCGGCGTTGATATTCAGGGTCGAGGATCAGGAGGTTCTGTATCCCAAACTCGCGGGCGTAGTCGTCGTGTTCGGCTTGTTCGACGATGATGCGGAAGCGGACTCCCATCGCGCGGAGTTGTCGTGCTGTTTGTCCGCTGTCGGCCCGTCCGATCGACGGAATGTAGATCGGGAATCGCGGGTGAGCGACCGACAGGTCAGGCATCGTTCACCCATTTCTTCTCCAACCCGGTACTGCCCTTCAGGAGGTCTACCGGCCACCACAGGTCCTTGTGTTTCGGATGTTCGATCAGTTTGAAGAATCGGTCGGCGTCGGCATCGGTCTCGAACGACACGATGGTTCGGAACGCGGCGCGGCGTGACGGCTGGTCGTAGTCGGGCATCCCGACCCATTCATCCATGACGTCGCCGAGATCACGGTCGTCGTATTGGAGGCGGCGAATCAGGTCCTCGACGTCGTCGTGATCCCAGCCGGTGCCGATCAGGTCGTCGGCGTTCGCGTGCCGTGTCAACAGGTCGACCAGTTGGTCGTTGTCGTAGGTGGCGAGTTCCGCGGTCCGGTTGTCGGCCAGCAGGATGCGGCGGGCGGTCGCGTCGTCGACGTCGACCCAATACACCGGGACCGTGTCCAGTTTCAGGTGTTGAGCCGCCATCAGACGGTGGTTACCGGCGAGGACATGACCGGTCGAGCGTTGCGCGACGACCGTCCCGTACCAGCCGTTCTTCTTGATCGAGGTGATGATCGCGCCGAGGTCGCCTTGACGCGGGTTGTCCGGGTGAACGATCAGGTCGACGACAGGGACGTGTTCGATGTTTTCCTCCGACATGGCGGCGAAGCATAGTGCGACCCGCGACGAGTTTCAGCAGGCGACCGTCGGACCGTGTACCCTGCGGCGTCGTGTATGACCTGCCGACCCCGCCACCCGCGCCGGGTCCGTGGATCAGACGAGGTGCGTGCCGCGGTGAACCGTTGGAGTTCTTCTTTCCGCCGTCCGGTCGACGACCGACACAGGCGTTAGAGATATGCGCCCGCTGTCCGGTGCGCGACGACTGTCTCGAATACGCTCTCGCAAATCACCAGCATTGGGGAGTGTGGGGCGGAATGACCGAACGGCAAAGGTTCGACGAGAAACGTCGCCGCCGCCAGTAGTGGAGATGCCGGGAGTCGAACCCGGTTCCGGTCGGTGCGCTTCGGCCTTAGCCGACCGTCGACGCCATGTCATCCCCGATGTCGTGATGTCACGGTATCACGACAGTATCGGTGTCGATCTCGGCGAGCGGTATCGACGCCCGGGTGCCGGTCGGGAACTCGACACGCGCCTTGTTCGTGCGGACACCACGGTTGTCGCGCGGTCTCCACGCGATCAAGGTGGCGAGACGCACCCGGTCGCCGTGAGTGACCCTCACCTGTCCGCGTGCTTTCGCAAGCGCGAACATCCGGTGGTCGAGTGGGGACAGTTCCGATCGGGCAGTCATACGCCGTTCCACAGTCTGAACGCGGGGAGGCACGGGTCGTCACCGGCGTCGATCCGGTCCGCTTCCTCCTCAGAGACGAGCGGCACCGAGCCATGCTCAGCGCAGAACGGCAGAACCCAGTTGTTGTCGATCCCGGCGTCGTACCATTCCTCGAACGTCAAGCGACGCGCCCGGAGCGTTTCGATCTCCGTCGCCGCCCGACGGCACAGCGAATACAAGCCGTCGAGCGGTTCCGGATTCCGGAGTCGTCGCACGATGTCATCCTCGGAGGTCACGGATCATTCCCTCCTGTCGCTTGATCTCGGCGCGGGTCTCGATGAGTGTTTCGTCCAGTCGCTCGATGTGGAGCACGAGTTCGCGTATCTCGGTCGCCGCCGCACCGAACAGCGTGTATGTCGCTTCAGGTGCGCCGTACGACCGGGAGATGTGTGCCTGTTCCAGATCGCGGACCAGTTGTTCCTGCCGGTTGAGTGCCGTGGACGTCATCGGTTTGTCTCCGCCGTCACGACGATCCGAGCGTCCGCAGGGAGTCGCTCCCACACTCCGACAGGCTGGCTATCAGGCACGATGTCCAGCGTCACCATCGGGTTACCGCCACCGGTGTACCATGTCGCCGATGACAGCAGTCCCGCGGCGACCCGTTGCCGTCGTGCCGACTGGTCGAGCCGGTCACGTATCACCGCGCCCATCGTCCGACCGGTGGCCTTAGCCTCTCGGCGGAGTTCGTCCGCGAGATCAGCGGACAATCGGAAGGAAACGTGAGCGATCTCGCCGTCCGGTGCGATAGTTCGGGGACGTCCCATCACCGTCCCCGACGGAACAGTCCGACACGCTTCGGAGCGGCAGGCGGATCAGACGGACTGATTCGGTTCTCGACTCGGGTGATCTCAGCCATCAGCCGACTCTCTATGTGATGAACCTCACGAATCAGATTCTGAACCTGCTCGGTGAACTCCTCGATCGTGTCCATGTTCTTCCGTGCCTCGTGAGCCTCGACCAGCACGTTCAGTTGCGACGGGGAAAGTTCCTCGATGCGTTCCCGGACAGCCTTCTCGGTGCGGGACACCGTCGAGTGGTTCACGCCGACGATCTTCGCGATCTCGGTTTGGTGGAGTGGGTGTCCGCCCTCGATGCCCCAGCGGAGCGACATGATGCGACGCTCCTGCGGTTCGAGAACTTGAAGGATCGCGACAGCGTTCGACGGGACGTGAACGGTCGGAGTGCGGCGGGATGTCGCCCGCTTCGATGTCTTGCGGTTGGTCATTCGTTCCTCCTCAGAACGGCTGTTCGGTGTGCTTGTACGTGTAACGGGTGCCGGAGTGTTTCGTCATGCGAACACGCTTCGACAGGTTGAGTTCGTCAACGATTGACCGTCGGGCGTGCGCCAGCGTGGTGTACGCCGAGGTCGTTCGTGACACGAGACGCTCGTACGACGAGGTGACCTCGACGCCGTCGGTCTCGCTGGTTTCGTGCTCGGTCTCGGTAACGGACCGAGTGACGATCCACGCGCCACCGGGCGCGTCGACCTTTTCGATAGTCCAATGGACTGTCATGTTGTTCCTCCAGTAGGGGGGGTTAGTTGCGGCCCTCGTGATCGAGGACGAGAAGATGTCGGTCTCGGAAGATGACTCGGAACGTGAACTCGCCGGAGTCGAACCGGACCCACGAACCCGGACGCACCAGTCCGGAATCAGCGAGCGCGGTGAACGCTTTCACCGGTAACTCGTCGAACGTCGCGTCAGCGAACTTGACGATACAGCCGTCCTCGTCGAGCATCGAGATAAGTCCGGCGTCGTCGAGTGTGGCGAGAAGCGCGCCGGACAGGGTGCCTCCGGCGGACGGGTGCGGATGCCGGTCGACGTGAATGTCGCAGTCGACGAGCCTCACGACGTCGCTCCGAGTACGCGGTCGAGGATCGCGCAGACGTGGCGGATTCGTTCTCGGCGACATGCCGCGCAGATGTCCTCGCCATCCGAACGGACCCAGCCCTCCTCGTCGCGGAGTCGGCGACGCAGGTCGGTGATCGTCGTGTTCGACGAATCCTCACCTTTGCCATTGCCACACGAATCGCAGATGATCTCGACGATCCGGAAGGCGCTCACGATGCGACCTCCAGCGTGAACCCTCGCGCCTCCAACGTCGGGACGCAGGTGGCGCAGGCGTCGACCCATCGCGGCGCGAACACGCTCCGAGTGTCGGAGTGGCCTCCGAGATCGAGGTGCGCCAGTTGGTGCGACGGCGTCTCGACGAGGCAGTTGTCGCAGTAACTCACGATGCCGCGGTTCACGACGTCACCATCCAGTACCAGCGGGTCTCGGCCTCGGTGCCGTCCTCGACCTTGTCCGACCAGATCGCCGGAGCCATCGAGTAGGAGCCGAGAATCACGTACTCGGTTCCCTCCGCGCGGTCAGACGACCCGGACCAGTTGCGGACCTTGTAGCGGGTGCCGTCGTCCAGCGTCACGAACTTCGCGGAACGCGCGACGACCTCGCGAACGATGCCGTAGCGGTCCGGATACCTGCCGCCGATCTCGAAGCGGGCGCTCATGCCGCACCTCCCGCGGCCCAAGCGTCCCGGAAGCATCCGGCCCGGTAGACCATCTCGCCGAGGTGGTCGGCGTAGACGCCCTCAGCGCACCCCTTCACCCACTCCTTCAAGCCGCGCCGGTAGACCCGCTCGACCCGGTACAGGTCGGGAACCGCGCAGTAGGTCACGCGGACCGAGTACCCGCTCGCGACGGGAAGAACGACGACACCGGCTTCGGCGTCGTAGGTGTACCGTCCGCCGGAGGTGGCGAGCAGGTCGCCGCGCCCGATGTGACGGATCATCGTCTCGATAACTGAATGGCTCATGGGAACTCCTCTCTCGTTGATCTCTCCCACGAGGACAACCTTACACGAGTCGCAACCGTGACACAACCCTATTAGGGGAATCTTTCCGGGTTTTTTTCGGAGTCAGTTTGAGACGTCGGTGACGGTGATTCGGAGACCGTCGCCCTCGCCGATCACCACCGGCAGGAACCGGAGCGCGACAACATGCCGGTCGTCGTCGTCCTCGATGACACGCGCGTCGACCAGTCCGTCGATCGCGGCCTTCACCGCCGGGTAGCACGCGGCGACGTCCGGTCGCCAGCGGCGATCCTTCGCGAGCGGTTGAGCGTCGACGGTGATCTGTTCCAGTCGCGGGATGCGAGCCGCGAGCGCGTGCCACGCCCAGCGTGCTCGGGCGTCACGGACAACCTGCGCCCGCTTGTAATGATGCCAGCGGCGTTCAGCGTTCGCGGTCCACGGACGTTCGCTGTCCAACAGTTGCCAGACGCCATCATTCGGCATCGTCGGCCTCGCGGATCGCCAACAGTCCGAGGTCGAGCGCGATCTTCGGATGATCGTGAATCCAGTCGTGGCATCGGCGACAGATCGCGCGCACGTTGTCCGGGTCGAGGATGTCGCCGCCGCGCGCCCGGGTCAGGACCTCGTGAACGTCGGTCGAGTATCCGAAGCATCGGTGATCGGGTTCGGCGGACCGGATCAGCGCGCCCGCCTCGCATCGGGTCCGGTGCGACAGGACGTCGGCGACGAACTCGCGTCGACGGTGGGAGACCTCGCGGCGTTTCGGTGACATCGGTGACAGTCTTGTCTTTCGGGTCGGTCCCGGTCCACGTTTCAGCGGTGTTCCGCGGCGGAGCGGTCCGGAGCGTTTCATCGGGTCGGTGCGATCGACGCCATCCACCGGTCGAACATCTTGCTGTTGATCGGTTTCCCGAGGCGACGCCGTTCGCCCTCGTAAGCCTGTCGAGCGATCTCGACGCCACGCACAAACTCGGCGGGTTTCCCCGGTCCGATCTCACGCGGCGACTCCTGTACTCGTGCGAGTTCGCGCCGGTACACGTCGAGGACCTCGGCGATCGGCGGGCGGCGAGCCTCGGACCATGTCGTCGCGAGATGCTGTACCGCGACCTTCGCGACGTCGGGTCGCGACAGTTTCTCGATCTCGGCGGTGTAGACGAGGACGCTGTCGTCGTTCCAGCCTGTTGTCGCGGCGACAAGGTAGCCGACGAGCGCGATCGCTTTGTCACGTTCCATGCTGTGTTTCCTCCATCAGTCGGCGGAGCGCACCCATGCCGGGAGCCTCACGTCGAGCGGTCGTCTGTTTCTCGGATGGTAACTCGTCCTCCCATCGGCGACCGTTCAGCCATGTCGCCGGATGCGGAATGAACTGTGTGGCGGTGCCGACACGATGCCAGTAGGCGACGTGCTCCGGGAGGATGCCGATCGCCTGCTCATGGTCGTCGGGTTTCAGTTTGTTCCATGCCTTGACCGCCTGAGCCTTCCCGGTCTTGCGCGGGTAGGTGCGCCAGAACTCGTCGAACCCGTCGACGACGTCGACGTCGGTTGAGGGTTCATGGTTACGGGTTCCGGGTTCTAGGTTCCGGGTTCTAGGGGTGAGGGACCCCTTCCCGGAAGGGTTACCGGAACCCTTTCCGGAAGGGTTTCGGGAAGGGTTACCGGAAGGGTTTCCGGAACCCTCTCCGGTGAGGTCCTCCAACTCCTCCACGACGGTCGCGCGGAGTGTTCCGGACACGATCTCGTCGAGCGCCGCGCTGATCGCCTTACGCCCGTTCGGTTGGGCATACATCTCGTCGTACCTCATGTACGTCCGGACAAGTAGTTCCTCGGTGTCGTCGTCGACGAGCACGAACCCGGCGGATTCGAGGTCGCCGATCGCTGACAACACGTCGTCGACGTCGAGGTCCGGATACATCGAAGCCCACCGTTTCGGCACCGTCGGGAGAACACCGGCCTTCGAGATGTTGGCCTGTGAGATCAGTTGGAGGTAGATCATCTTCGACCGGGACGGGAGCGCCAGCCAGTCGGGATCGGTCCAGATCGAACGCATCACTCGCACGTATTTGCTCACGGTCACCGTCCCATCATGCGGGGACGTTGTGACACCGGACTGTTACTGTTCACCTGTTCGACCTCCTGAGGGTCGTTCCATGCCCGGGGACGGAGTGGTGCCGTCGCCCGGGCGATTACGTTTCGCCGCACCATATCGCGATCGCGCAGATGCCGTCGGGAATGATGCTGATACTGTCCGAGTGCCGAGGTTGCCTCCGCCTCGGTGCGAGGGTGGCGGGCCGCTGGTTGGTCGGCCCGCCACCCGTCGCTCTACTCCTTGACGGTCGAGCCGGGGAACTCCTCCAGCAACGATTCGAGGATCAGCACCGACTTCTCAGTCTCGATCGTGTCGACCCGTTGCGGGATACGGGACTCCTCGACGACCTCGGCGTCCTCGATTCCGTCTCCGAGTAACCGGTCGACAAGGTCGAGGATCGCGGACTCACGCAGGTCCTCGCCGTGCTCCGCGGTGTAATCGCCCCACACCTGCCGCGCCATCTCCTTGTCGCCGTCACAGGCGGCGAGCACTCGGCGTTTCGCCTCGGCGATCGGCAGGGTCGGGTCGGTGAACGGATCGTCCTCCAACGGTGCGCCGGTCGAGTCGACATCGCCGCCGATCTCCTCCGGGACATAGCCCGCTCCGAGCACGACATCGGGGAACAGCACGCGACACAGGGCGGACACGGCACGCCATGTCAACATCGAGTCGAGATACGTCTGCCAGTTCTTCTTGCCAGCCAGCCCTGCGCGTTTCGCATCCAACTCGGAGAACTTCGCGGTGTGTTCGTCGCCGGTGTCGGCACGTTTCCCGCTCGCGACGGCGGCACGCCCGCCGGACGTTTCGGCGACCAGTTCGAGGCTGACGGAGTGACCGGCACGACGCACCAGTCCGAGCATCGCCTCAGGACGCAGGGACGCGGTCCCCTCGATCACGTGGTAGTTGCGGAGCGACGTCATCAGGTCCCAGCCGAACGCTTGTCCGGCGAGTCCGGCGGCGACGACGTCCGCGGACCGGTTCCGGTATGCGGCAGGAATGATGCGCGACTGCGCGAGGATGTCGGCCTGTTTCAGCATCAGGTCGAACGATCCGACGGTGTTGACGGTTGCGAGTTCGTGACTCACGGGTACCTCCTCAGGGTTGGTTAGTTGGTGGAGACGACGTTAGTCGTCGGGTGTGACGATTAGAACGGCGAGCCGTCCGGTGGTGCGGTCAGCGTCACGATCATGACGATCTGCCAATCGTCGACGTAGCCGGACCGTTCGGCGCGGGCGACCGCCTCATGACTTGAGGAGAACGGACCGAGCCATCCGAACTGGCGTGACATGACCCACCAGCCGGTGTTGTGCGGGACCGGTTCCCACGGGTCTCCGGCCTCGGGTCGCATCGCGGCGTCGAACTCGGCAGGGTTCACGTCGGGCGGGCGGCGCATCAGTTGACCTCCGTGTAACGATCCCACCAGCGGCGGTGAATCGACAGGCTGTCCGGAGTTCCGAGCCGTTTCGCGTGCGGAGCGATCCATGCGATGTTCCCCGCGGTTCGGGTCACGGTGTACCGGTAGACCTTGCCGTTCGGTGCGACGGTCTCGACGACGAGTCCGCGGCGCATCACCATGACGCGAACCCTTCCATGTCAGCCATCCGGTCGGCCCACAGGTCGTGATACCAGATCGCCTTGCGGACCGCGCCACGAACGGTCAACGGTTTGTCGGTGCGTCCGAAACCGAACGCCTCGACCAGTTCGTCGTCGCTGTAGCACTCGTCGACCGGCGAACACGAACCGCGACCGATCCGGTCGTGTCCGCGGATCGCGTCGACGATCTCGTCAGCGTGTGGGTGTGTCATGCCATTTCCTCCTTCGTGTATTCGGCGATCGCGTCCGCCCGGGTTGAGCCGGACGCGAGAACTGTTGGGTCTCCGAGCCGCTTGATCCGCCACTCGCCGGACGCCCGATACAGGAACACGTCGGGGTTCGCTTTCGAGCGGTAGGCGGAGCCGGAGACGTTCGTCTTGAGCCAGCCGTGAATCTTCGTCATGCCAACTCGGGCCTTTCGATGATGAACTCCTTCGCCTCGCCGAGTGTCCGGTACCACGCGCCGAGCGACTCGGTCAGTAAGCCGCACACGCACAGGTAGCGGATGTTCCAGCCGCGACCCTCGTCGGTGAAGTGGTCGATCACGACCTCGACGTCGTGCTCATCGCATCCGTACCAGCACTCGGCGTCGTAGCCGTCGTGACGGTGGATGCCGGTCCCGTAGAGACCGGGCGCGATCTGACGGAACTTGATGGTCATGGTGTCTCCTCTCTCTCCCACGAGGACGACCTTACACGACCCGCACCCGGTCCGCAACTCATACCGCGAAACATTTCGGATAGCGGTCGGAGACCGAGTGTTTATGCGGGTCTCAGCGACGCCCTAATCGTCAACGCTTGCCGTATGCGGGCGTCAGCCTGTTCCTCGATCGTGTTCCGACCCGAGTACCGCTCGCCTACCTTGCCGCACAGCCAACATCCGGGGAGCGCGTCCGACACCCATTCGACCTCGCACTCCGGACACCAGACGTCCGTCAGTCGCTCATGCGGAAGTCCGACGGCCACGAGCACGATCTTTCCAGTCGCGGTCGACATGCCATTCGAGGTGAGCGTCGATCCGCTGATCGAGCCGATCCATCTTCTCGTCCACCCGTTCCACCGACCGGGCAACCCGAGTCAGTTCACGCATGTTCGCGTCATGCTGAACGGTGTTCGAGCGTTCGAGTCGTCGCAGGAGCCACATCATCGGTCCGCCGATCAAGGCGACGACGATGGGAACGACGACCGCTTCCATGTCACTCGGCGCTGTCGATTCGATGACCGGTGAACGCCTCGTTGATCTCGTCAAGGTCGAGGTGTCCGTCGTCGGCGTAGGCGCGGGCGAGACGTTCGATCACCTGAGCGGTCGCGGAGATACCTGCGAGGACCGCCGCCTTCCAGACGGGGATGCCGCCGACGATCGACGAGCCGCCGATGATCGCCATCGCGGAGTAGGCGAACACCGCACCGATGCGGAGTGTGACGTTCTTGAACATCAGTCGGATTCCTCGGGTAGCAGATACGACGCGAAGTGGAGAACGGTTGCGATCACGGAGAGCCATATCCCGATCGTACGTGTTGACCCGCTCAACGTGATCAGAACTAGGCCGGTTCCGGCGAGCGTCCACGCCTGCTCGGTTACATACCGGATGAGTTTCACGTTACGGGTTACCTTCGGCGTCTGACGGATGCGGGCGCGAGTGGCGACAGAGGCGACGCGGTCGCCGCTGTCACGACGACGATGGTACGGCGCTGAGCGACCGTCACGTTGGAGCCGGACGGAACGTAAGCGTCGAA